ATCAAACTAGAATCTATGAAGGAAGCTTCTGATTTTATAAAGCGTTATGACAACGTAGAAAATTTCCGAGTCTATGGTATGAACAACTTCATTTACCAATATATTTCTGAAGAGTTTCCCAACAACATAAACTTCGATTCTAAAGATGTTGAGGTCACCTACATAGATATTGAGGTTCACTCTGAGGAAGGTTTCCCCGAACCAACACTAGCGCAACATCCTGTCACTGCTATCACGATAATCCAGAGAGATGGAATTCGTCGGGTCTGGTCTTGTATTGATTACAAGAACACTAGAGATGATGTTCTTTATGTTAAGTGTGAGACTGAAGCTGAGTTGATGACAAAGTTTATTGAACACTGGAAAGAGTGGACCCCCGATATCATCACTGGATGGAACAGTACTTCTTTTGATATGACCTATCTTATTAATAGGACCACGCGTTTGTTCGGTGAGGAAGAGTCTAGGAAATTTTCTCCTTGGGGTGTGGTCAGACTTAAGAAGGGACGAGTCAATAAATTTGGTATGGACGAAGCTGACACATTTGATATTATGGGTGTGGCGCAACTAGATTACTTTGATCTATTCCGAAAGTTTACTTACAATACATTAGGTCAACAAGAATCCTATAGACTGGATCACATCGCAAATGTTGTTCTTGATGAACGTAAGTTGTCCTACGAGGAACACGGAAGTCTGCATAATCTCTATATTGAGGACCCACAAAAATATATTGACTACAACATTAAAGATACTGAACTCGTACTTCGGATTGATGGAGTTCTTGGTCTTATTGACTTGGTTATGACAATGGCCTACCGAGCTGGTGTTAACTATTCCGACACCCTAGGTACGACCACTATATGGGATGTCATTATCTATCGTATGTTGAATCAATCAAAGATTGCATGTCCCCCCAAAATAGAGAAGTCGAAGACCCCATACCCCGGCGGATATGTTAAGGAACCTCAAGTTGGTCAACATAGTTGGGTAACGTCTTTTGACTTGAACTCACTCTATCCCAATCTAATCGTTCAATATAATATGTCCCCCGAAACTGTCCTTGACGGTATTGTCCCTGATGTATCGGTAGAGAAAATACTAGAAGGCAAGTTGTTTAATGATGACTTTGATTACACAAAACTCTGTCACTCTATCGCGCCCACTGGAGTTAGATTCTCTCATGATCGAAAGGGTATTGTCCCAGAGATTATTACTCGTTATTATAATGATCGTAAAGTTATTAAGAAGGAGATGTTGAAGACTCAACAAGAGTTTGAGAATACTAAAGACCCCTCTCTTAAGAATAAGATATCCCAACTTGATAACCAACAAATGGCAATCAAGATTCTTATGAACTCACTTTATGGTGCTTTGGGTAACCGATGGTTTCGGTATTTCGATCAACGTGTTGCGGAGTCTATTACTATGGCTGGACAGTTAGCCATTAAGTGGGCAGAAAGAACCGTCAACGACGAGATGCAAAAACTTCTTAAGACTGAGGAAGACTATGTTGTTGCTATCGATACCGACTCGGTATATATCCGAATGGAATCCTTGGTCGAAAAGTTCTCTCCTAAGAATCCTGTTAAGTTTTTAGATAACATTTGTAAGGATCATTTCGAACCTGTTCTGACTAAGTCGTATCAGGAGATGGCTGATATGACTGGCGCGTATGAAAACCGAATGGAGATGGGTCGTGAGGTAATCGCAGACAAGGGTATCTGGGTAGCTAAGAAACGATACATCCTAAACGTACATAATAATGAGGGTGTCCAGTACGCAGAACCAAAACTCAAGATGATGGGTATCGAGGCAATCAAGTCTAGTACTCCTATGACGGTAAGGGATAAGTTCAAGGAAATCTTCCACGTTATTATAAATGGTAGTGAGAGTGATACTCAAAGTTTTATAAGAAACTTCCGCACAGATTTTCGTACTCTTCCCCCAGAGTCGGTATCCTTCCCTCGATCTGTCTCTGATCTTAAGAAGTGGAGAGATGCCAAGAGTATATACTCAAAAGGTACTCCCATACATGTCCGTGGTAGTTTGTTGTACAATGATCAGATTAAAAAACTTTCCCTCGATAAAAGATATGAATATATTAAGAATGGTGAGAAGATCAAGTTTTGTTATCTTAAGATGCCTAATCCTATCAGTGAGAACGTAGTATCTTATCCTCAGTTCTTACCGCCCGAGGTCAATCTACATAAGTACATCGACTATGATAAGATGTTTGATAAGACTTTCCTCGATCCATTGTTACCTATACTGGAGGCAGTTGACTGGTCGGCTGAACCTCGCGCATCACTTGAGGATTTTTTCTGTTGACACAACAATGTCTCTGTGGTATAATACTACCTCTCATGACTGGTGAGAAACAAAATAACCCAAGGATTTTAAGGATTTTTTTATGTTGAAAAAGAATACGGTTAGGCAAGGTGAAGTATCTGAACAAATATTTGCTTCTAAGTGTTTCGTGGAACATTCTTATATGGTGAGTCAACCAAACGGAACCGCAGACTATGACTTAGTTGTAGATGTTAATGGTAGACTACTCAAAGTACAAGTTAAGTCATCTATCAAAGGTGACGGTAATGTCAATATATGTAAGGGAACTAATGCGGTCAAGTCCGGCAAGCAGGGTAAGTATCCTTATCCGACAGGATCAGTAGACTTCTTTGCTGTGCATAGTATCCCACAGGATGATTGGTATATTATACCAAGAGAGGTAACTGGTGATGCAATGAATATTCGCATTGCATTGAAGAGAGAAGGTAAGTATACTTGTTATAAAAATAACTGGGACTTCTTCTGTTGACAAATACCCCTAAGTATGTTATAATATCAACATGAATTACGAATTAACTATATTCAAAAATCAGTTTGATAACAAGACTCATAGAAAAGTTTCTTACGATACTTGGGATGAATTCGTCCAAGAACTTTATAAATTGAGCAAACAAAAAGGAAAGAAAGGTGGAAATAATTCTAGTCCTCTTATTAGCCCTGCTGTTTTTAAAACCGATAGTACGCGTTCTAATGACAATACTTTATATTGGGGTGGTTGGTGTGCTGTTGATGTTGATACTCATAGGTTTTCTAACAGTGTGGACGATCTAAATGAACAGCTTTCTAAACAATTGGGAGATGTCGATTATGTGGTTTATAGCACTGCTTCTAGTCGTATGGATTATCTCAAGTTTCGTATTGTATTTAGGATTGACGAACAGATACAGAGAGATAATATTAAATCGTTCTGGCACGCCCTCAATACCGAACTGGGGGAAATGGGAGATCCGCAAACTAAAGACTTGGCGCGTATGTATTATGTACCAGCTGATTATCCTGATGCCTATGGTTTTATTTTTCATAATACATCTGGTAAGGCATTAAACACTTCCGAACTTATTGCTAAACATCCTTATGTTCAGAAGACCGGAAATTCTTTTCTTGATAGATTGCCACCACAAATGCAAAGTGCGGTCATAGAACATCGTAAGAATAGTCTAAATAATACTGAGTATCGATGGACTGGTTTTAGAGATTGTCCTTTCTTTCCAAAAAGAATGGCAGTAGAATATCAGACGATAAGTGGTACCGGATGGTACCACAAAATGTATCAGATAATGATTGCTATTGCAGGCAGCGCTATCGGTAAAGGATATCCAATTACAGCTTTACAGATATCAGAACTTTGTAAAGAATTCGACGCCTGTAACGGAAACTGGTATGAGAACAGACCACTTACGGTAGAGGCAGACAGAGCACTAGAATACGTTTATAGGAACGGATAATGAAAATATTAGTAACAGGAGCAGCCGGTTTTATCGGTTCTCAATTAACAAACAGGTTGTTGAAGAGCGGTCATGAAGCTCGCGGATTAGATAATTATAATAACCATCTTTATGAACCTGATCTCAAGAGAGACAGAGTTAAACATTTTGGATTAGATATTTCTGAGTGCGATCTCAGAGATAAAGATGGACTTAGAATTGTATTGGGTGATTTTAGACCTGATACTATAGTTCATCTTGCGGCACATGCTGGAGTCAGAGATTCTTTTGGGAAGGAATCTGAATACCATGCAAACAACATTGATGGAACTCAAAACCTTATTGAAGTGTGTAAGGAAGTAGTCCCTAATGTTAGAGTCATTTATGCATCAACTTCCGGAGTGTTTGGTGGAACTGAGATACCTGAAGATGGATGGAAAGAAAATCAGATACTTGGAAAACAGTTAAATGCCTACACTTATACCAAGTACATCAACGAGATTCAGTTTGAGATATCTGGTCTGAATAACACAGGACTTAGATTCTTTACTGTATATGGCCCTTGGGGAAGACCCGATATGGCTTTGTTTGATTTTACTAAAAATATACTTGACAAAAACGAAATAAAAGTGTATAATTACGGTAATATGAAAAGAGACTTCACATATGTTGAAGATATCTTAGATGGTATTGAAATTGTTATTCACAATAATGAAATTGCGAATAGTGAAATCTTTAATATTGGTCGTGGCAAACAGGTTGATCTTATGCATTTTGTAAGGGAGATTGAAAAGAACTGCGGTATAGATGCTATAGTTAATTTGGCTCCTAGACATCCAGCAGATTCTTTAGAGACTTGGTCTAACACGACTAAACTAGAGGGATTAGGTTACGTCCCTAAAACTAATATCGAAGACGGTATTAAAAACTTTTATGCATGGTACAAAGATTACCATAAGGTTAAATAATGAATAATGAACCATTGAGTCCTAAGAACCAATTTCGACTTGCTGTAGTAGGTCATGGGTTTGTTGGACAAGCTGTAGAATATGCCTTCACCCACCCCTTAGTAAAGTCTTATGCTGTAGATCCAAAGTATAACACTTCAATTGATGACTTAAAGGAATTTTCTCCTCATCTAGTGTTTGTGTGTGCACCTACACCACAAGGTGAAGATGGAAAGGTTGATGCTACTATTGTTATTGATGCGGTACAAAAATCTCTTATCCATACAGATGCTTTAGTTGTTGTTAAATCAACAATTACTCCAGATGTTGTGGATAGAATATACAGTTCTATGGATAGTAAACATATTGATAGATTTGTATATAATCCGGAGTTTCTTACAGAGTCCAATGCTAAGGCAGACTTTGTGAATGCTGACTACCATGTTATGGGAGGATCAGAATCTGCTACACAAGAACTAAGTGAGATATATGATATCTTTAGTGGATGCTCTTCTAATGATTATCACTATATGACAGCATTCGAAGCTTCCTTTGTGAAGTATACGATAAATTCTTACCTTGCAACTAAGGTAACATTTTTCAATCAGATATATGATTTGATCAATGCATATGGTTGCAGTTATAATATTATATCCCGTACTGTAGGATTAGATCCTAGAGTTGGAATCGGTCATACACGTGTGCCCGGCTTTGATAAGAAACGTGGTTTCGGTGGTGCATGTCTGCCGAAAGATACTAATGCTTTACTTAAATTCTCAGAACAAACTGATGAAGATGGTGAAGTTGTGTCAATGGACATACTAGAAAGAGTCCTAGACATCAATACTCGATATAGAAAACATTACGAGTTAGATGATCGTGAAAGAGTTAATAATATTACATTTGTGAATTTTGGAGAAGATAAAGAATGAATTTAATGGATAAATTGAAAAAACAGTCTAGAGTAAAAGATAGTTCTACCCTTGCGGATAGTAAGTTTTTTACTGAAGTGGATATGGTTCCTACTGAAGTGCCTATGGTAAATGTAGCACTCTCTGGTTCTACTGATGGAGGAGTAACGCCAGGCCTTACGGTTCTTGCTGGTCCATCTAAACACTTCAAGACTTCCTTTGCATTATTGATGGCCGGTGCTTACCTTAAACATAAAAAAGATGCGGTGATGCTTTTTTATGATTCTGAGTTTGGATCTCCTCAGTCTTATTTTGATCAGTTTGGTATAGACACTACTCGTGTGTTACACGTACCTATCAAAGATGTTGAGGAATTAAAGTTTGACTTAATCAATCAGTTAGAAAACTTAACTGAGAAAGATGATGTTATTATAGTAATTGACTCTGTCGGTAACCTCGCATCTAAGAAAGAATTAGATGATGCTAGAGATGGTAAGTCTGTTGCTGATATGTCACGTGCAAAAGCTTTCAAGTCTTTATTCCGTATGGCAACACCATACTTAAATATGAAGAAGATTCCTATGATCGCTATTAACCATACATACAAAGAGATGGGTCTCTATCCTAAAGATGTCGTCTCTGGCGGTACTGGTATTATGTATAGTGCAGACAATGTATGGATCATTGGTCGTAGACAGAACAAGACTGGTACAGAAGTTACTGGTTATGATTTTGTAATTAAAGTTGAAAAGTCTCGATACGCCAAAGAAAATTCTAAGATTCCTATTAGTGTGTCTTGGGAAGGTGGTGTAGAAAAATGGTCGGGTCTACTTGATGTAGCATTGGCTGGAGGTTATGTGGAAAAACCATCTAACGGTTGGTATCAACGATCTGGAACTGATAAGAAGGTTCGTAAAGATGTTACTCTCACAGAAGACTTCTGGTCTCCTATATTTAAAGAAACTGACTTTAAAGACTTCCTAAAGAAACAATATCAAATAGGTCTACAAAGTGTTGTTGAACTTGATATCGAAGTAGAGAATGAAGCAGCATAATTTATTTTTAAAAGGGGGTTTACAAACCCCTTCGGATAGTGTATAATAGGGTATTATTATGAATGAACAATATAATCAAACTGAGAATGTAGATTATGAGTTAGTACCTGTTGGTGAAGCAAGTAACCAACAAGCATGGCACGTAAGAATTCTTACTGGAGATTTTGTTGAAACTGTAATTGTGTATGGTAACATACAATTTGACGGAGAGATGGATAGACTGAAGTTTAGTTTTTCGGTAGTCTCCTCTCCCATTGATGGTCTTACATCCGCGGATGTTGATTTACAAAACAAGACCACAAAAATACTTGAGAATATTCTTGAGGTAGCATATAATGAAGGTAGCTTAGTTACAGGAGATGATGAAGTTGGAGATAACACTGGAACAGACGATTCTGAGGAATCTGTTAACGAATGATGATTACGCAAGAAAGGTTGCTGCATTTCTACAACCAGAATATTTTGAGGGGGTCTACAAAGGTCTCTTTAAAGAGTTCACGTTATTCATTGCTAAATACAATAAACTTCCTAGTATGGAATCTTTCAAAATTGAAATCGATTCTGGCGACAGACTAAACGACGAACAGTACAGACACGCAATAGAGATATTGCCGAATATATTTACTCCGCAAAAAGAAAACTTAGAATGGTTAATTGACTCTACTGAGAAGTGGTGTCAAGATCGTGCCGTGTTTAATAGTGTGATGGAGTCAATACAGATAATAGATGGAAAACATCAAACACTATCAAAGAATGCTATTCCTGATGTACTGAGCAAGGCACTGGCTGTAACATTCGATACAGCAGTTGGTCACGATTACTTAGAGAACATAGACGAGAGATTTGAGTTTTACCATAGACAAGAGGAACGCATTCCTTTTGATCTAGATTACTTTAATCGTATTACTAAGGGCGGACTTCCTAACAAGACTTTGAATATTGCTCTCGCTGGAACTGGTGTTGGTAAATCTTTATTCATGTGTCACTGTGCAGCTTCCGCTTTATCACAGGGTCGTAATGTCCTATATATTACTATGGAAATGGCAGAAGAACGTATCGCAGAACGTATTGATGCGAACCTTCTGAATGTTGATATAGGTTCTCTTGAGTATATGCAAGAGGATAAATTTAAGAATAGAGTTAAGTCAATTGCAGACAAGACTCAGGGTAAACTTATTATTAAGGAATACCCGACGGGTCAGGCGAATACTTCACATTTTCGTGCATTATTAAATGAGTTGAAACTTAAGAAGAATTTTGTACCGGAACTTATTTATATTGACTACCTGAATATTTGCGCCTCATCTAGAATGAAGTCTATGGGAGGTTCTATTAATTCTTATACTTATATTAAGTCTATCGCGGAAGAGATGCGAGGTCTTGCAGTAGAATTTAACTTACCAATTATGTCCGCGACTCAAACCACAAGATCTGGTTACAGTAATGATGATGTTGGTCTTGAAGATACTTCAGAATCTTTCGGTCTGCCTGCGACAGCTGACTTAATGTTTGCTTTAATATCTAATGATGAACTTTCTAACAACAATCAGATATTAGTTAAACAATTAAAAAACAGATACAATGATCCCAGTGTGAATCAAAGATTTACTATAGGTGTAGAAAGATCTAAGATGCGACTTCATGATATTGATGAAAGTCTTTGTGTATTAAACAAACCTGAAGAAGATACGGGTCCAGTTTTTGATAACAGTGCTTCTGGACAAAGAATAAAATCCGAGAAGGGAAATTTCTCAAACTTCAAAATGTAAGGAAAGTTTTATGACTAGTTACGAATTCACTCTTACTTGTTTAGCTTTAATGGCTGTATCATATTATACTGGTAGGTACTATGGAAACCAACAGGGTATAAAATCCACTTTAAGTTTTTTTGAGTCTCAAGGAATAATCGATGTCGAATATGACAGCGATGAAGACCATTAAAAACTTCTTGACTTTTTCTTTTGACTAGTGTATAATACACTTTATATTATTAGGTTTTATTATTATGAAAGATTTAAAAACACCTCTCCGATATCCCGGCGGTAAATCTCGTGCTGTTGATTTTTTATTCTCATCAAAGAATATGCCTGTCACTGATATCCACGAATATCGTGAGATGTTCCTAGGTGGTGGGTCGTGCGCTTTTGCCTTTACTAAAAAATTCCCTAATATTCCTGTAAGGGTAAATGACAAATACTACAATCTATATTGTTTCTGGAAGTCCCTCCAGAGCCGTGGTCAAGACCTTGCAGACAAATTACACAAAGTCAAAGATGAACTTTCTACTTCAGAAGATTCTTTGCAGTCACACCTTGACTACTATCATGTCATGCGTGAGGGCCTGAACACAGATGAAGATCCCTTTGAGATTGCTTGGCAGTTCTACATCATGAACCGATGTTCGTTTAGTGGTTTGGGTGAAACTACTGGTTCATTTTCAAAAGATGCGGTTCGTGATCTATTCAACCACCGACTTATTAGTAAGTTGCCCAAGTTTTCTGCGTTGATGCGCAACTGGGAGATCACCAACGAAGATTATTCGTATTTGCTAGATGGTGCAGACAAGAATACATTTATTTTCGCAGATCCCCCTTATGATATTAAGTCTTTTATCTATGGTAATAAGGGTGACATGCATGAAACCTTCTGTCATAAACGTTTCCACGATGAACTTGACGAAACCGATGCGATGGTGATGATAACCTATAACTCTAATGATACACTCAAACAAGCTTACTCTAGTTGGGGTCAACATGAGTGGGACCTGACTTATACTATGGTGTCCACTAAAAAGTATCGTGAGGATGAACACAACCGAAAAGAATTACTCCTTTGGAACTATCAAGAACGAGGAGTATCTACCCTCGAAGACTTTTTTGGTTAAAGTCTTCTTATTTAAACTTGTCAAAGCCGCAGACATTAGTTTATAAATTATTTTTAAAATAAGTGTTGACAAAACTATTCCTCTGTGTTATAATACTTGTATTAAAACTGAGAAAACATATAGGATTATATTATGAGCATGAATGATGTACTACAAATAGAAACTTCTGCGACTGTGGGTAAGTGCCCTTGGGGTATTGGGACTCAAGTCTCTAATGACTTATCTCCACAACAAATGATGGAGAAGTCTGGAACTAATTGGACCGTTGAAAAATGTCCTACCTTTGCAGCAAAGGAAGGCGTAGATCTTATACCTACTGGTAAGGAAGCTCTCGTTCGATCTTCTGACAATAAGGTCCTAACCCAAGTGGGTGGTAATTGGGAACCCTGTCAAAACGAAACTGCATTTGAATTTTTCAATGAGTACTGCTTAGAGGGTGGTATGGAAATGTCTACTGCTGGTTCTCTGAAAGGCGGTAAGATGGTTTATGCAATGGCTAGAATCAAAGAGTCCTTCGATATCCTTGGTGGTGACCAAGTTGACTCTTATCTTTTATTCTCCAATCCTCACGAGTACGGAAAATCAATTGATATTCGATTCACTCCAGTTCGTGTAACGTGTATGAATAGTCTTGCGATGGCTCTAAAGGGTCGTGCTATAAATGGTGCGAAGATTAATCATCGACGTGCGTTTGATGCTGATCATGTCAAAGTGACTATGGGTATCGCACACCGAAGATTTGAGGAATATAAAGAAGTTGCGAAGTTCCTTGCGAGTAAAAGATTTACTCCGGAATCTTTGATCAAATACTACAACGAAGTTTTCCCTAGAACTTATCAAGGAAAAAATCAAGTTACTGTCAACGAATACAAAGACTTGACCACTAACGGTCAGAAGGCCTTTGATGTTCTTCAGACTCAGCCTGGCGCAGAGTTTGGTAGAGGTTCTTGGTGGCAAGCACTTAACAGTGTAACTTACTTGACTGATCATGAGATGGGTCGTAGTGCAGATACTCGAATGACTTCTGCTTGGTTTGGTTCTAATCAAAACCGTAAACAAGTCGCACTATCTCAAGCAATTGATTTCGCGGAGGCAGCATAATGAAATTTTTAGATTTTGTAGTAAATTCTTGGAGGTCTATTATGGACCTCCGATTCAACCCTTTGAGATATATTCCTGATCCTGTACTTCAGTCTTATCTTATGTTAGCTTTATTCACTATGTGGAGTGGTTTTTTTGGGTTGATTGCTATCTACTATTTTGGGTGGCTTGGTTATAGTATTCCTGTTAGTATAGGAGTTCATCTTGCAGTACTTATTCCTACAGTTATTACTAATGCAGTATTTTATGATGCGGAAAGGACTAACGCTCCGTGGTTAACCAAGTGGAAAAATAAGAAAACCTTACTCAGTTATTTAAAGGGAAAGAATATTGTTAAATGGAATTTGGAGAAAGAAGGATAATAAAAATATATATATTATATAGGATAAATTATGAAGTATGATAGTGGTAAACCAGATTTGAGTTTGATACCGCCCGAAGCCTTGGTGGAAATAGCGCATGTAATGACATTCGGTGCAGAGAAGTACGCTAGAGATGATTGGAGACATGATGGTGATAACACCGAGTGGTCCCGAACCTACGCGTCTATCCAACGACACCTAACATCTTTTTGGTCGGGTGAGGATTTAGATCCTGAGTCCAGTCGCAATCACCTTGCTCATGCCGCAACTCAACTTCTAATACTTATGACACATATAAATGATGGTCATACAGAATGTGATGATAGGTATAAACAGAGATGAAAATCAAAAGAATGCTTTGGAAAATATTTTCTAGCACAGGAATAATTTGGTTGTGGATAGATTTTTTAAATAATAAAAGAGAGTATAGTGGAAAAAATTTAATTTTTTATTCTACTATATCTTGGGTGTCTTTATTTATTGTCTTATTTGCAACTACTCACTCTCCTATCTATGGAATTGTTTCTGGGTTGCTTTTGGTTTTTTGGGTTTTAGGTAATACTCTTTATAGAATATCTGAGTCTCTGGGAGAGTATTTTGTAACTATATTTTTCTTTAGTGTATTTGTTGGTGTGTGGATTCTTTTTACAAAGAATGCGCACATATTTGTAAACTTACAATAAAATGGAATATGATTCTAGATTAAAATCTATCAATAGAGTTGAAGTTATTGATAGTTTAGGTAGGTCTTACACTAACCTAAAAGTTAAAAACGTTGCGGTTGTTTTTCAGGATGAAGAACAAACATTAAAATTATTTATAGATGAAAGGAAAGATTCGAATGAAGAAAGGTGATGTGGTATCGGTAGTAAATATGGCTGGGGAGTATGTGGGAAGAATTAAAGATGAGTCTTCCAATAAACTCATATTAGAAAATCCTAGGATGGTTGTTAATGGTGATCAGGGTATGGGGTTTGCTATGGGAATATGTGTAACTGGACAAGAGAGTCCGACAGAAGTATCTTTCTATACAGCTGGAATAGTTTTTGTTACTCCAGTTAACGCGGATATTGAAAAAGCATATATTGCCGCAACAAGTGGAATAATTATCTGATGGCAGAAATAACTATACGCAACAAAGAACTTCTTTCTACACTAGATGGTTTTGTGGAAGATATGTTCAGTAATTCTACGTACAACGATCCGAAGTGTTTCACTTTTCGAGAAGAATCTGATATGGACAAAGGAGAGTATTATTGTTCAGAGGAATATCTTCAGGATTGTCTTGGTAGATTCCCAACATTGGTTGGTCCTCCCGATAGATACTTTGCTATTCCTATTGCGAAACTAGTTAGAGAATATCCTGATCAGTGGACGGATTATATGCAGAAGGTAAAGTATGACTTTGCCGCAGATTTGGGAGCTCATACCTCAGCACTATTATCCTATTATCCGCCAGGCGGTTTTGTGGGGTGGCATACTAACTATGATGCAAATGCGTATCAAGTTCTATTCACTTGGTCTAAAGATGGTAATGGTTTTTTTAGGTACCGTGACAAAGACGGAAGCATTGTGACGGAACAGGATGTGCCGGGCTGGCAAGCACGTCATTATTATTTTGGTGCGGAACATGAAGTCGAAGATCATTGTTGGCACTCTGCTTATGCTGGTGGTGAACGTCTTACTCTAGCATATAAGTTTGTTAATGATGGCGGTAAACAAAATACAGTAAAAGACGAACAGGCTAGATACCTGAGAGATTTGTTGATAGAAGATATTGAAACCGAATGAATTATGATATAGACAAGTTTGAAGAACTGGGTTATGTTATAGTTACAGACTTTATGTCTAGAGAAGAACACTTTAATATAAATCAGGAATGTCATATTCAAACAGCATTAGCAACCAACCTTAAAGATAATAGTGATTGTTGGGTAATGAACTCACCTAATAATCCATGTAAGTTAGACGGTGCCTTTAAGTCTAACAATACTTTTAGAGGTGTAGCATCAAACACCACACTAAAATCTATTGCCAAAAAACTATTAGGAAAGAAAGATATTGATACCTACATATCTAAATTTTTCCCTATGGTCCCGAAGGAAGGCTTCTCTGTAGATTGGCACCAAGATAATTATTACATTGGTGCAGACTCCTCTAAATTAATAAGTTGTGATTTTTTTGTTAATGGTGCGACTAAAGAAAACGGATGTCTCAGAATAATTCCTGAGTCTCATAGAAATATACATGATCATGAGAAAGAGTCTCATGGTTTTTTTAGATGGATGAATGTAAACGAAACTCACCCCTCTATAATCGATATAGAAATGGAACAACCCTTTGCGGTATTTTTTGATGTCAATTTAGTTCATGGTTGTTATCGTAATACCAGCGAGGCTTCGTATAGATATAGTATTGCTTGGGAATATATTGATAGGAAGTATATTCCAAAAACTCATAATGGACATCAATCACAAGATAGGTTAAGAGTACAATGAAAACACCAATGACGCAATTTAGAATAGCGCCTGAATTAAAGGAAAGGTTCAGAAAGGTTTGTGAAAAGAAGGGGATATCTATGAGTGATGTTGTCAGAGAGATGATAGAAGATTATGTTAATCTCAATACAGTGGGATTAGATCAGGATACTAGTGTGGTTATTAATGATGATGTCGATGATGATTGGAGAAGAGTGTTATGAGTTTAACTATGTTGGACGCACACAAGATATTAGATGATATGGTAGACCCTAATGTTGAATCTGTTATGGATTCTTATAGGTCTAGAGCTAAAGTAGGATTTGATAAATATGGAACAGATACCACCAGAACAGATATAGATTTGATGGGTTGGTTAACCCACCTACAGGAAGAACTGATGGACGCTACCATCTACATTGAAAGATTGAAAAAAGAAATAGTATAAATTTTACACCTCTCAGTATAAATAGGTTTATATCCCTTGATGCTACCTTGGGATCTAAACCACCTGAGTAAGTGGAAAACTGCTCAAAAAATAGTTCATTTTAGAAATTGTTTTCGTTATAAATAGTAGTATAATTTACTTGATATATACGATACTACTAGAATGAATTTTCTTACGATGGTAACTGATGTAGGTTTTCCTATTGCCTCCGCTCTCGCTGGGGGTTTCTTCGTATTTCTAACTTTAAGATTTATTCTCGATGGTGTCCTTGAAGATATCAAGACTCAACGTGCGTTTGCAAAATCTTTAGACAATCGCGTAAAAACTATGAACAATGAACTTGTTCGTGTAGATGTTCTTATGTGTCAAGCATTTGGAGTTACTCCTGATGTAGATAGAATAGCACGTGCGGATGGACAAAAAGATGCGAGAAAGGATTAATGGAAGAATTGAATGTTGCGGATGCCATAGGTAAATATGGATTTCCTATTATTGCCGCATTTGGTTTAGGTTATTTTATATACTATATTTGGAAGTGGGTTACGACAGAAGTAGATCCTGTAGTCTCTGAATCTCATATGACATTGATAGCCTTAATCGATAGAGTAAGAATGTTAGACAATGATTTGATTCGTATGAAAACTAAATTGGATATGATACTTCAGGAAAAAGAAAATGAAAAAAATATTAATCGGAATACTGATTAGTTTATTACTATGTGCAACTTACTCCTACTCAGATCAAATTACACATAGATTTAAATCTCCTTCGTTCAGTGGTATAGGGACATCTGCTCACTATCTCACAATCGAGAATCAGGAAAGATCTCGTAGAGAGGAGATTAAAGACGACATAGAATCCGCAATCGCGCAAGCGGAAAGAGATGCAAATAATACTACGCAAGCAAAGTTCTTGCGTAATTTAGAAAGTAGAATATACGCACAGATTGCCAAACAACTAGTTGATAATATGTTTGGTAATACTGATTCTTCGGAGTCTGGTTTTTTTGAGATTGAAGGAAACTCCATAACCTATGAGACAATATATGGTGGTGGAGCTGATGGGACTGATGTTATAAGAATCACCGTAGTCAGTGAAGATGGGACTGTTACTACATTGGATGTTCCTATTGGTGCTGGTGGATTTTAATGAGACTGATTTTATTATCTCTGATGATCCTGTCGGGTTGTGCTGGAATACCAAAACCAAAATTAATAGATTGTGAAGATCGTATCGGTCTTTTGAACGAGTATGTTTTTGAGTGTAGGGAAAGTGCTGAAGTTGTAACACTACCAGCTTCAGAGAAACTCGCAAATCTTCCAGCTGCAAAGGTTCAACCTATTGTTGCAGTTTATAGTTTTAAAGATTTGACTGGACAAAGAAAAAGTCGAGACAACATTGCAGACTTTTCTACGGCAGTAACTCAAGGCGCAGAAGCCTTTGTAATAGATGCATTAAAAACTGCGGGCAAAGGTTCGTGGTTCAGAGTTGTTGACCGAGTTGGTCTGGACAACCTAGTTAGAGAAAGACAGATTATAAGATCTGCGAGAGAAGAGTTTGAGAAAAAAAGTAAAGACAATAAACTCCAACCTCTTTTGTTTGCAGGAATTATTGTCGATGGAGGAATCATAGGTTATGATACCAACATCGAAAGTGGTGGTAGAGGAGCTAGGTACCTAGGAATAGGTAAAAGTTCTCAATATAGGAGGGATTCGATTGTGGTAAGCCTAAGGGCGACATCGACTCTCACTGGTGAAGTATTACTTAATGTACAGACAAAGAAGTCTATATTGTCTGCTGGTGGTGGTTATGATATCTTTAGGTTTGTTGATATGGATACCAAACTTATAGAATTCGAAGACGGAAACGGTTTCAACGAAAGCGTCACATATGCAACACGTGCTGCTGTGGAAGAAGCCGTATTAGAACTAATTTACCAAGGACACGAAAGGGGTTATTGGGTAATAGGAGAAACAAATGAAGATGAATAAAAAGTCACTATACGTGGTTCTTGGTCTTGCTATGACTAATGCCTATGCTGGTGATGCTAACGACAATGAGATTTTTATTGCACAGAGTGGTGATAATGTTGAGTTGACTATACAACAAATCGGTGCTGGTAACAAATATGGTGGAGATGATTTCACTGGTACATCTATTGATATGACCATGACAATTTCTAACTCGTACTTAGATTTAAAACAAGACGGTGACTACAACAAAATGTTTGGTACTATCGTAACCACTGGTTCGACTATCAACAACTTCACCGTAGGTAATTACAACATATGGAATCAGAAGATAGGTGTTGCTAATGATGCCGACACTTTGACTATAGATTCAAATATAACTGGTAACACGAACACTGTTATTCTGAGAGCTGGTAATGCGGATGATGTTTATAACATATCCACTCCTCTCTGGAATCAGTCTAACGCAGAACAATTTTGGACAGTTAGTGGAAGTACTTGGTCTAGGACTAATAGTGGTCAAACTGCATATTGGGGATCTTGGGACCCTACTGAAGGTTCATCCGATACTTTAGATATGGATCTAGATGTTACTGGTTCGGACAACACATTGAATGTTTTCTTTAATTCGGATAACGCCACTTGGAATTGGGATGTTACTGGATCTAATAACTGGATTCAAACAAGTATGGAAGACGGTTCGGATAATAGACAAACTGTTGGTGTGACTGGCGATTATAACTTTGTTTTTGTAGGTCAGAATACTGGTTCCACTACTGGAGTTACCAACAATGCAATACTCGACGCTACGTTCGCTACCACTCATTCAGATATTAATATTATTCAGTCTGACGCTAACTAATTTATCTTTGGGGTCTACTGACCCCATTGGTGATATAGTAGAAAGAAAAGGAGTTGCCTCACTAGTTCGGAAGAGTGGTGAGGAACTTTCCGTGTCCGAAAGAAATGTTCCTGAGATTAAGTTGTTGGATACTGCGGTAACAGGCAATGGAAGAATGCTCATCCAGTTTAAAGATGAGGAAGAATTGTCTCTAATAGAACATACAAAAATATATATCGACGAAGCATATTATGATCCTGATCCATCTAAGTCTAAGATGGCGATTCGCATGGCTCAAGGTACCGCAAGATTTACTTCTGGTCGCGGTAAAAGAATAAAAAAATCAAACATCAATCTCACCACTCCTACTGCACAAATCGCAGTTCTGGGGACAGACTTTACCACCACTATCGACGAGATAGGTAGGTCCTTGATAATATTATTGCCTGACGAAAAGACTGGATTGTCTTCGGGTAAGATAATGATAAGTAACAATGGTGGGACAACTCTGCTTGAGGAACCCTATCAAGCTTCTGTGGTATCTTCCTATGATACCGCACCAACAAAACCAGTAGTTCTTTCTGGAATAAACACCACAATGATCAGTAATATATTCATTGTAGCCGAACCAAAAGAAATAAAAAAAGTGAAGAGTGAGGAAGGTTTATCTTCTGAAAACTCTTCGGACAATATTCTTGACGTGGATTTTCTAGAGTTTAATGAGTTGGAAAATGACTACTTGGATTACGATGAATTAGAATTTACCGAACTCGACATAGATTATCTCGATGTTGACTTTCTTCAGGATGTCTTGGATGTTATCGCTGACTTAGATAAGATGACAGGATTAGATAAAGATAAACTAAATACTGGAATAGACTTGTCGGGAACTACACTGGGGTTCAATGTTGACACTCAGTATAATACCTTATTAGATACTGGTTTGGGTACAGTAAAATTTTACAGAAATGTTGATGGAGTAATAAGCTTGACATTCATAATGTCACAAAACGCCACTATAAGAACTACTTCTAACCAGAAAGAATCTGAGATAGTTTTGGGAGACGGACAGAGTATTATTATAAACATCACTCAGGTTAATTAGAATGAAAAATATATTTTTTATACTCATGACGTTTAGTTTAGATTTGTTTGCTGATAACGAGATCTATATTAATCAGTCTGGCGATAATCTTAATTTGGAAGTAAGACAGTTGGGTGATAACAACAAAGTTGACACTGTAATGAACGGTTATCAATTGACTATGGATGTTCTTCAAGAGGGAAACCGAAACGAATTACTAAAAAATGGAACTGGTATATCTGGTGACGGAAATACCATAACCACAGAACAATGGAATAACACAACAAGTTCTGATGTCAATAAGATCTATATTGATGTTAATGGTAACAATAATGAAATAGATGTTGGTCAGGGGTGTAAGTTTGCTGGAGGTATGTCGGACACCACATGTGACAGGGATACTCATGAGGATGCTGGACACACTCTCTATGTTGATATTCAAGGAGGTAACAACAGAGTAAAGGGTGGACAGAAGTCTGGGACCGCAAATCCAAATCACAATGCATCTATAGACGTGGATTCTGACGGTAATGATGTATTCTATACTCAAGCTGGAAGTGGTGAAAAAAATCTAACTCTAGATATCAATAATGATTCTAATGATGTTACCGTCAATCAGTTATATGGTACACATACTGCTAATATAACTTTGAACGGTTCAGACTCAACAACTCTAAATCTCACTCAACAGGGTAGCGGTGTTATGAACTATACACTAACTCAGAACTGTGTGACCTTGGGAGGTTGCACAATTACGGTAACACAACAATGAAAAAATATTGGCAGATATGGAAACATTCCTTGGGAGCATTCGATGAAGAGGATGGTTACAACCCAGATTCCGAGAATGCTATAGCGATAATAAGAACTGTCATAGTAGGAATAAATATTCTCTGTGGCATATTGATAATGGCCAATATCCTAAAGGACTGGTAGTACAATGTATAATTGGAAAGTTGTTATCATAACAATACTTCTATTATGTACAGTAAGAGTAATGGACCCCAAGTTAGTCGAACAATTCCGACTAAATTATTTTGATTCTCTTCAGTCATATCAAGAACCTATACAATCTGACAACATAGTCATCGTCGATATCGACGAGAAGGCTTTAGATAAGTACGGTCAGTTTCCATTTAGTCGAGACATATATGCGGACTGGTTAATGTCGTCTCCAGAGAATAGTGCTTATGTATTTAATATGGGATTTACCGAAAAGGATAGGTTCGGTGGAGATAAAAAATTTATAGATTCTATGTCTCATAGGGATGTCATCTTATCCTCATTAACAACAAATCAGTTAGAGAACAACGAGGCGCCTCCTAGGGGGTTCGGCAAACTCGGTAATGGAAATCCTTCTGACTGGTTGTATTCCTACAACGGAATAAGAAATCCTATAATGGGAAAGGACTCCGCCGGAGTCGGAACTGTTACTGTCGCCCCTTCTGTAGATGGTATTGTTAGGGAGTCTCCTTTAGCAGTACTATCTAATGGTTATCTATATCCCTCCGTCGCTTTAGAGATACTTCGTGTCTGGGAGTTTCAACCCAACCTCGCAATAAAGATTAAGGAGGCTGGAGTAGAGTGGGTAAGAATGGGTTCACTTCCTCCTATGTACACCACACCAAACTCAAATGTACAAATAGCCTACTGGAATACCTACGAAAGAGTATCCTTTGGAGACCCTCTACCAGACGAAAAAATAATCATACTGGGTTTGAGCGCCGGAGGATTAGTCAATCCTGTAGCAACTCCTACGGGTGCTATGTTGCCCCATGATATCCAAGCACACCTAATATCTACTGTGGTGAACGGTATTCAAATACAAAGGCCTTGGTATGCAGATCAGTTAGAAATACTAGTCATCATTATGTCTTCATTTCTTATCCTTCTCATAGTCTACAAAACACCGACATGGTTTTCTGCTCTCGGTTCATTAGGAATAATGTCTAGTTGGGTTGCTGTGAGTAATTACTATTGGATGGAATCTCTTATACTACTGGATGTATTGTATCCGGTGATGTCATCCTTTATAGTATTTGCGCATTCTTCTTTTAATAGATTCTATGTTACTTTCCAACTCAAAGAGCAGATAAAGAAACAGTTTGGAACTTATCTATCTCCAGACATGGTCTATATGCTTCAGAAGAATCCTTCACTCCTAAAACTTGGAGGAGAGAAGAAAGAGATGTCCTTTCTTTTTATGGACATATGTGGATTTACTCCTATCAGTGAACACTATAAAAATAAAGACGACCCTGAAGGATTAGTAGAGTTGGTAAATGAATTCTTAGACGCTATGACAAAAATTATATTATCTAATGGAGGAACTATTGACAAGTATATGGGGGACTGCATAATGGCATTTTGGAATGCACCATTGCCCTGTGAAAATCACGCTGAAATGGCAGTTAAATCAGCTATTGAAATAGAAGAAAAAACAAATGAACTTAAAGGGATCTATAAAGCCCGCGGCCTTCCTGACATTAATGTTGGTACTGGGATTAACACCGGCGATTGTATTGTTGGCAACATGGGTAGTGAATCCAGATTTGACTATTCGGTTATTGGAGATGCGGTCAACTTGGCAGCTAGACTAGAGGCTACGGCAGCAAGAGGAGACTACTTAGAACATAAGACTATTATATCTAGTTATACACAAGAACAACTAAGTGATAGTTTTAGATGTCAAGAAATAGGAAACATAAAGGTTAAGGGCAAAGAAGAACTAATAACCATTTATAAACCCAAACTTATATAAATAATAAATAGTATTTGACAAACACAAAAATCTGTGTTATAATAAGCAAACTGCCACTCTGGAATATAGGAGAAGAAAAATGAGTAATGATATAGTAGTTATGGTAATCTTTTTTTCGGTTATCGGTGTTTTATTTTGGTTATCTAATAAGGATAAAAAAGTAAAAACAAAACAAATGAATAAAAAAGAATTGGATGAAAAATATTCTGAACTTTCGAAGATGAAAGTTAGCGAACTAAAAACTCTTGTTCGTGAGTCAGGAACTTCAGAAAAACTTCCTACTAAAAAGAAAGATCTAATTGAAGCAGCTATTAAAACTTTGGAAAAATAAACAATGAAAAAGTTTAAACAATTCTGTGAGGAACTGGAACATCTCGAAGAAGGTGTAAATGATCCCGCTATATTTAAAGCGGTGTTCCTTGCTGGAGGGCCGGGTTCAGGTAAATCTTTTATTGTTGGAAAGACTGCTCTAACTTCATTTGGTTTTCGTGTAATAAATTCGGATGAATCTTTTGAACATCAAATGAAGAAAGCTGGTTTAGACATGAGTCCTGAGAAAATTTTTTCTCCTCAAGGACAGAAGATAAGAGCAAAATCAAAATCTTTCATAATGCATACCAAAAGAAGATCTTATATGAGGGGAGCTTTAGGATTAGTTATTGATGGTACTGGAAAAAATATTAAAAGTATTGCTTCACAAAAAAAATTCTTAGAAAAATACGGTTATGAAACCGCAATAGTCATAGTAAATACAAATCTTGATACTGCTGTAAGTAGAGATGCGAAAAGAAAAAGAACCATAGGTAAAAAATCATTAGAACCTATGTGGCAGGCTGTACAAGATAATATCGGGGAATTTCAACAGATGTTCGGAAAGTCGAACACCTATATAGTCGATAACAGTGATGGAAAAGATTTTGAAAAAGAAACTATGTCAACATACAAAGGCATTGGTCAATGGTCAAAGAAACCTCCATCATCTAGATTTGCTAAGAAATGGATAGAACAAGAGAAGAAAAATAAGACTAGATAATTAAGGAATATATATTATGAAAGAATGGAGTATTGACATCAAGGAAGACCGAAAGGTTTTTGTTGACGGAGATAAACTTGATACTTACGGAATAAAATTGGAAAGAGAAATAAGACTCTTATCTAATAAAGGTCCTAGGTATAGCAAAAAACTTAATCGACTTAAGAAGTTGCTTAAATTTCATAAAGGATTGTAGTTATGTGGGAAAATATTGAACGTATGTTTGGTGACACTTTGTGGATCTACACCGCTATAGGTGGAAGTATTCTAGGTGCATTGTTTATTGCTTACATGAGAGACACTAAGGTTGCTATGTGGGCATTTGGTAAGTGGGACACTCTAATAGATAGTTTAGTTGAGAAGTATGAATGGACTTGGTTAACTCAAGATCCCAATGCTTGGAAGAAGGTAAATCCCAATATTGCCAGAAAAATAGATCAATTAGAAGCTAGAATTATAGAATTAGAAGATGACTCGCACCCTCCTGTGGTTCCGGGCGGAACAACTGAATTGAAAGATCTTATCGCAAAGGTAGAATCTAGACTTAATGATTTGGAGAAAGAACTATGAGCATAGTATCAATTAGTGTTCGTGAGAGGAGTTCTTTGTTCGCAAAGCTTAGTGCTATCGCTTACCTACCTTTGAAGGAAGCTAAAAAAGAATCTAAGAAACTTGGTTTTACTCAAGTAGAATTTTATGATAAGGATGGTGCTCAGGCATATCGTTTTCAGAATAAAAAAGATTTGGTTATTGCTTGTAGGGGAACGCAACCCACAGAGTTTAATGATATTAGGGCAGACCTTAAAGCAATACCTGTTATTTCCGAAACTATAAGTAGGGTTCACCGAGGATTTAAAGGAGAGGTGGATGAACTCTGGCCTATGATAAAAGAAGATCTAGTACCTAAAGTTTTCGCAAAAAGAACCTTATGGGTAACTGGTCATAGTCTGGGTGCTGCAATGGCAACTATCATAGCCGCAAGATGTACTCTGGACGAGAATATGCCCAATGTTGAGGAACTTTATACATACGGTTCTCCTAGAGTTGGTTGGAGAAAATACTGTCAAAGTCTTCCAGTAAAACATTACCGATGGAGAAATAATAACGATATCGTTACTACAGTTCCTTTAGTATTAATGGGTTATACTCATCATGGAGATTCTTGTTATATCAATGCCTATGGACAGGTTCGTGATCTAACTACTTGGCAAAGAGTCAAAGATAAATTAAGAGGAATGTGGATGGGTATCAAAGTCGGCCGCATAGATAATTTTAGTGATCATAACATTGGTGCTTATATTGAGCATCTGGATAATTGGATAGAAGAGGATAAATAAATGTCATACTTAAAAAAGTTAATGGGTGAAAGAACATCTTGGGATGGAATCACTTTGGTGGGTATCTGTGGTTCGGTTATTTTATTTGGTGGTATTGCTAAACTTATCGCTTGGGTAGGCCTTGCTTACGGTCTCTGGACATTGTTTAAGTCCGAAGATAAATAAAAAAAGACTTGACATTCTTTTCAGTATATGGTACAATGTCTACTTACTACTGAGAGATGTTTATATGAATTTGTTATATATTTCAGGTCGTATTAAAAACAAAAAACGTGTGGAATCTTATATCCATGCGTTATCTAAAGAGTTAGGTATTCACCGACTCCGTACAAAATCTATTACCGTTACATTTAAAAATGAATTGGACTCTGATGCCCAAGGATATTGTCTGGGTGATAGAGAAGAAGTTGAAATTGATATTGCGAGAACCAGTTGTGGAGACGATTTGAGTATGGAATCTATGATGAAAACCTTAGCCCATGAGATGGTTCATGCAAAGCAATGGTTGAGAGGAGAAATAAACGACCAAGGTGATACTTGGAAAGGTATGGAAACTAGTGGAGAAGAGCCTTGGGAAGTTGAAGCATACGACCTTGAAGATAGTCTCTATGAAAAATGTTGGTAAAACTATTGACAATGTTTGTTTAATCTGTTATAATACTTGTATTGATAATAAGGAGTGAGTATGACCCCACTAGCTATAGCGCACAAAGAACTGTCTGAGGAGTTGGAAGGTTTTATTCTCCTTATGCAAGATGAGGATTTTGATAACTTACCAGACTACATGTCAGAAAGAATTATTAAAGAAAGAAATCGTCTAGAAATGTTACTAGAGGTTTTGGAGGAAGATGATGAGTTTATTGAATAAGATTCTGCACTTTTTTATGGTTGTCACTGGACAATATGAAATTGAAGAGATGAGAAAGTTGAGGGAAAATCCCAACTATGATTATTATGGAAACTATATTGGAGAAGAAAATGAATAAACAAACTTTGAAAGATATCTTGGGTGGTACTGTACTGGTTATTTTTGTACTAACATTCTTTTCGGTTATTATGAACGCACTTAATACACCTGAAGTTTATATGAGTAACACCACTGGAAAATGTGTTGATGTTATAAATTATGCTGATGGGGATAACTACACTTGTGAGAATATGCCTTCTAAATACACGCACATATGGGTGAGATAATTATGAATATGGCCTACTGCGACTACATCGCTTACACTATACTACAACCAGCACTAGAAAAAGATAGGATTGGTGAAGGTATTGTTAAATCTGTTGGTAAGGTCAATATGGATCTTGAACCAGAAGAAGGTTATATGGTGTCTACATCAAAATGGGTAGATGTTGTCGATGTTAATGGGAAGACGTACAGAGTGACCGTAGAGGAAATCGACTAGTGACACCGCAAGAGATATCAGACTTCAAACAATCTTGGTTAAGTGAAACTACTTATACGTACTCCACTATGGCGTATTGGACGGCTACATACTTCTGTAAGAATAACTTTGAACCTCAAAATTATCATCGGCAAAGACACTCTAATCCCGACGACTCTCACAAATTTTTCTTCTTAAAATGTGAAGACTATCGAGAATTTGTAGACTTCTTTGAAGGATTCGAGTTCGAATATTAATTTTTTTCACTTATTTTGAAAATAATACTTGACAATACTTGTCCAATAAAGTATAATACTTGTATTGATTATGAGAACTGAGAGAGAAAATATTATGAAAGTTATTAAAGTAGATATAAAAGATGTTAGAGAATTTCGTTCTGGTTATGAACTAGTAGAATATGAAGCTGGTACTGATCCTTTAGATGGTTTCTGTCTTTTAGGTTTTGACGAAGTTGGAATGTTCTGCGAAAATCCTCGATATGCTTTTGTTGGAGGTCAGTAATGTATAATTACTTTGACTACCCTGACTACGACTCTGACGAATACAAGTATAATCAGTACTTAGGAAACCACATAAACAAACAAAATAAAGGTAGTCGTGGTAGAGATACCGAACGAAGTAAGACCTATAGTGCTGAGTGGGCCTTTCAGAGAAAGATCGAAGACATCGAGTTCAATACTATCGAAGAAGCTAAAAAATATGCAAAGCGAATATACAAGTCTAAGACTTGGAGAAAGCTTTGGATGGAAAGTGTTGAAGAAGATGTATTGTCATTGATTAGAAGTCAACCTAAGATAGTTGAGATGCGAAGAAAAAGCACTCGATTTAGTGGTAAGACTGATGGATTCAATGTAGTACTAAACTCTGATGGTGGATTCAATAGGTACACTCTCATTCATGAACTTACGCACTGCCTAGGTCATATGCATCATGGTAGATCTTTTCGAAGAACTCTCCTGAAATTAGTTGGTACCTTTATGGGAACCAAAGAAAGAGATATTCTTAAGTCCCAATTCAAACAAAGAAAGTTGTCTGTAGGAAAATCTAGAACTCCCCTCACATTTGATGCGTGGATGGAGTCTCGAAAACGTATGGAGAAACTTCGAGAAGAGAAAGAGTTCCGTGCCGAGTGTCTTGCAATGCACGAGAAACTAGAAAAAAGAAGACTAAGAAAATTAGAAAATGCTTGACAATGAATAAAAAGTGTGTTATAATTTCCCCTACATTAATGATTAAAGTGAGAACTCGTTATGTTCAATCATGTTGATATTGAATTAAAAGAGATGACTGCGGTAACTACCGATAAAGGTCGTCAGTACAGAACACCCGAAGGTGTGAACTTACCTTCTATAACTACAGTCCTATCTATTCTAAGTAGGGACTCTATTGCCAAGTGGCGAGCTCGAGTTGGTGAGAAGGAAGCTAATAGAATTTCTTATCGTTCATCTACTCGTGGAACTGCCGTTCACGAAATCATTGAGAAGTATATCGACAATGATCCAGATTATCGTTTGGGTTATACTCCCGATATTATCGCTTCTCTTAATGATGTCAAACCAATTCTCGATAGTAATATCGATAATGTCTATGCCCAAGAGGCACCCCTCTACAGTAACCACCTTGGTGTTGCTGGCCGAGTCGACTGCATTGCAGAATATAACGGAAAACTTTCCATCATCGACTTCAAAACTTCTATGAAACCGAAACGAAAGGATTGGATTAACAACTACTTCATGCAAGAGGCGGCTTATGCTATTATGTTTGAAGAAAGAACTGGTAGACCAATAACTCAGTTGGTTACCATTATATCTGTTGATGGTGCGAATGAACCACAAATATTTGTCGAACATCGTGACAATTGGGTTCGTCCCCTCAGAGAAACTATCGCAAAATATTGTGAGGAACAAGAATCTACTTGCGTTTTATTATAAATAGTGATATAATTTATTTTTGTTCACTAAATTCGAGGCAAGTATAATGCAAAAATTTGCATCCTATCTTTCAGAGGCATCTCTCACATTCGGAGAGATTACTAGGGACGATAGAGAATTTCGATTAGAATTATTCTTACGTATGTACAAAGGCAATGAATCATTCACTTTGACAGACGGTTCCGAAGTCGTCCTTAAATATAATACAGAAATAGAACGTGCACTAAAGTCAAAGGATAGTAAGACCGCACGTAGTATTGGTCTAGAGACTATGTCCGGAGAGAAGATTTCATTCGGTAAGTTATCCAAGACTGCTGAGTTTGGGGGTGGTCGTGGATCTGGTGGTGGATCTGACAGTACTACCGCAACGGAGTCTGCACAGTGCGTATACCTCCAAGCAATTTGGGACGATCCCAAAACCACTTTCTCACCTGACTGTCTACGTAATGCATATAATAAAGTATTCGTTGATGGAACTGTAGATCAGATTTTACTAGATGATGAGGGTTGGATCAGTTCATCTATCGATACCGCACGAATGTTACATCGTGTACTCAAGAAAAAAACTTATACATTCCATCGTGGTTCGAGCTGGGTAAACACTCTGAACAATCACTACAAGAGACTTAACCGAGTCGAGAAAGCATTTTCTAACCTTAACAAATGGAATCCATCAGATATCTGGATGGTTGCGAAAGGTGCGGAGAACAAGTATGACTTTGATGGTGCGCAGTCTCTACAGTATTTAAAAAACGAACTACTCAAGGCATTTGCCGCTCGAGACATTGTTGGTGTATCACTCAAGAAAGTTAGTGGTCGTCCTCGACTCATCCAAGTTAACTACAAGGCACCGTTCAAATCACCTACCTTTACTAAAGTATCCTATGGTAAGAAAGACTTCTTTAAGTCTAAAGATGGTTACTTGTTTGGTGGTGGTGGTCTAGAGATGCAGTTTCGTACTTTCCCGACATTCCAGTGTGAGATTATTGGTAAGTCTGCGAAACATGGAAAGGTGTCGCATGGCCCGATCGATTCTGCACTTTATGCAACCAACCGCAATAAAACCGATAACCGTAAACAACTAGAGAGTTTCATCAAAAAAGATCTGAAAGGTTTCTTGGATAAGTTCTATGGATTCTATACATCTGCGGTACCTAATCCAGTTGACCGTGAGAAGTTCGGAGAGAATCTAAAAGGTAAAACCACCGAGTGGTTGGTATCTAAATATTATGTGACTACTATATTTACGATGGTGAAGGGACGCGAACAAGAGTTCATGGAGTATCTGTACCGTCTCGCTAAGTCACAATCCAAATTATCCTCTGTTCACCTGAAGGTACAATAATGGATTTATTTTCTGAATACATAACAGAACAAAAGAACACTCACATGACCCACATAGAGGATAAGGTTCTTTATGGGGGTGTGAATGGTACACGTCAGGCTATCTTTGCATTAAGGAGTTTGCGAGATATGTTGGCTGGGAAGAAGTCTTCCAAACTCTCAGTAAAATGGGATGGCGCACCCGCTGTGTTCGCTGGACAAGATCCTTCGGACGGCAAGTTCTTTGTAGCGAAGAAAGGAATCTTCGCCAAGAACCCAAAGGTTTATAAGACAGACGAAGAAATTGATAAGGATATGTCCGGAGACTTAGCCTCAAAGATGAAAGATGCATTAAAGTATCTTCCAGAATTAGGTATCAAAGGAGTTGTCCAAGGTGACTTCCTGTTTTCAAAACAAGATTTATCCAAGAAAAAGATTGACGGTACAAGTTATGTTGTGTTTCATCCAAACACTATTGCATATGCGGTTCCGGTAGAACAAGCTAAAGAAATACTTCGTGCGAAGATCGGTATTGTGTGGCATACTACCTACACCGGAAATACCTTTGAGTCTATGAAGGCTTCATACGGGGTTGATGTTTCTAGGTTCAAAAACTCTACTAACGTATGGTCACAAGATGCAATGTTGCGTGATGTCTCTAGTGCCACAATGAATGAGAAGGAAACTGAGGAAGTTAATAAACACCTAAGTACCTGTGGAGTTTTGTTTAATAAGATATCTGGGACTACTTTACGACAACTGGAGAGTAACCAAGATCTCGCACAACTACTGGAACAATACAACAACACTTTAGTGCGCAAAGGAATGATCATAGGCAACACTTCTATGCATGTAAAAGGATTGTTGAAATGGATAGAATCTAAGTACCAGAAAGAGATTGATAAGAGAAAGACTGAGAAGGGTAAAGGTGTTCAGCAGAAGAAGTTAGACGAAATACTAAAATTCTTCTCTCCTCAGAACAGAAAATCTCTTATTAGTATGTACGAATTACAGAAAAGTATCGTACTTGCGAAGTTAATTCTTATAAATAAACTTAACAGATTGAAGAAAATTGACACATTTGTCAAAACACCCAATGGTTACAAGGTAACTGGAGAAGAAGGTTACGTAGCTATTGATGTAATTGGTGGTGATGCGGTGAAGTTAGTTGATCGTATGGAGTTCTCATACAACAACTTTTCACCTGATATACTTAAAGGATGGGATAAACCAACTAGGAACTAAAATGGCCAAGAAAATTCTAGGATTAAAGGATTTTATTGCTGTTGATAACACCATGACTGGTGATAAACAGATAGTAAAAAATTCAAAGAAAAGAAAGAACGAAGAGGTAGAAGATACCAACGAAGTTCTTGACATTGCCCAGAGACGTGCGCGTGGTCGAATGATGAAGCGCATGAAGTCTAAAATAGCTATGGGTAAAAGACGTGCTTCACGTAAAGTAGCATCTATTGACAAACTAAAAGTTCGTGCTAGAAGACAAGCACGAAACATGATGGTCAAAAAAATTACTAAAGATATTCCTAAAGCTGACCTCTCAATGGCCAGAAAGAAGGAAATCGAAAAGAGATTGGAAAAACCTGCCTTTAAGAATCGTATAGATAGAATTGCACGTAAATCATTACCCAAGGTAAGACGTGCAGAGATCGAGAAAAAACGAGGAAGTAAGAATAAGGAAGGTAATAAGTAATGCCAATTAAGAATTTTTCTCAATATCTAGTTGAAGAAGAACGATCGGTATTTTTTACGTTTGGGAGAATGAATCCTCCTACTATTGGTCATGGGAAAGTCATGGACACTCTTGCCGCAAAGTCTGGTAAGAATGACTATAAAGTATATGTGTCTCAATCACAAAACTCCAAGAAAGACCCACTCTCTTATGGAGACAAGGTAAAACATATTCGAAAGATGTTCCCAAAACACGGTAGGAACATCATGATTGACAAGAAAGTTAAGACAGCATTTGATGCGGTTGTATCTCTTTATGATCAAGGTTATAAGAGTGTAACTATGATTGTTGGTGCTGATAGAGTTCGTGAGTTTGATGTACTCCTAAAGAAATACAACGGAGTCAAAGCTCGACACGGATTCTACAACTTTAAGAATATTAACATTGTTTCTGCTGGTGCAAGAGACCCTGACGCTGAAGGTGTCGAGGGTATGTCCGCATCTAAACAAAGAGAGAACGCCAAAAAGAATGACTTTGTCTCATTCTCTCAAGGTGTTTCTAAGTCTATGTCTAATTCGGACGCACGTAAGTTATTCAACGATGTTCGTTCGGGTATGGGACTAAAAGAAACTACCGAATTCAGAAATCATGTGTCACTTACTCCTCTTTCAGAAGAAAGAGAAGCGTTTGTACGTGGAGAATTATTCTCCGTTGGCGATATGGTTGTCATCAAAGAATCTGAAGAAATTGGTAAGGTTATTCAATTAGGCGCTAACTTTGTTATAGTCGAGTCTAACGGTAAGGAATACCGAAAGTGGTTGAATTCGATTGAAAAACTGGATGAAGCTTGTTGGAAAGGTTACAAACAAGTTGGAATGAAGAAGAAAGGTGCTAAGATGGTACCTGACTGCGTACCAGAAGAGTCTGGTGCTGGTGAAGAAGGAACTGATAAGTTAGTTAAAAAGTATAAGAAAGATACGCCTATGCAAGAAAAGAAACGAAAGGTTTCTGAGGGATTATCTATTAGGAGTATGATGGAAGAAGTTTCTCAAAAAGAGTTAAATGACTTAGAGAAATTTGCTGACAGACTACTAAATAAGTTTGATGTTGATATAGAATTCACTCGTCACTTTGCTGACCGAATGAATGATAAAAGAAACAAACCATCCATTACCATCGCTGAACTACAGCGTCTGTTTAAGAAGATGGCGATGAACAAAGGTAAAAAGATAAAGAAACATGGTAACAGAGAAGCAATCCTAAAGGATATGCAGTCTGACCTAAATTTACCTGTCGTTGTTAACTGGAAGAATGGTGAGTTTGAAGTTGTAAATAAAACGATTATGAGAAAGAAGGCATTCAAATCTCCTGATCCACAAATTAAATACGAAGCACAAGACCCAGATATTAAGGATCGTGAAGGTACACAACCAGCACGATACCATAAAGGATTGAAGAAGTCTACAAAGGCTAAGAGAGACGCCCATTTTAAGAAGCATGGTAAGAAAGCGGACGATGATTCATCTGCATACAAACCAGCTCCGGGCGACAAATCTGCCGAAACTAAACCTTCAAAGTACACTAAGGCTTTCAGAGATATGTACAATGAAGAACATAGTATGGAAAATGTTAATGAATCTTCTTTTGAAGACAAGTCAAAGAAGAGTGGAATATCAGTTGCGACACTTAAGAAGGTATATCGACGAGGTGTTGCTGCATGGAAAACTGGCCATAGGCCTGGCACGACTCCGGAACAATGGGGTCATGCAAGAGTGAATGCATTTATAGTAAAGAAGAAGAAAGGTGGTTTAAATCACGATAAAGATTTGGCCTAACATTACTTTAAAAATTTAACGGAGATAACAAGATGGCTTTTAAGCTACAGCCTGGATTAATACTGGGGGGGAACTTAACACTTTCTCCTACGGGAACTCCATTCATAAAAGATGCTAATTGGTCTAAAGCATCCACTAAACCTATTTTGGTTGGTGTTGCAACTAACACAGCATTTGCCTCAACCAGTAAGTATAATGCTGATGGTTCTACTGTTACAGGTGGAACAACTATTGGTGGTGGTGTGAGTTCCACTACTAGATGGTCATCACCATTAGCGATTGGTGTTGCAACTAATACCGCATTCGCTTCAACTAGTAAGTATAATGCTGACGGTTCTACCGTAACAGGTGGAGCTACTATTGGTGGTGGAACATCAACAACGACTCGTTG